AGTCGATCAGGCGTTCGATGTCGGTGTAGATGGTGGCCTGCCGTGTCAGGGTGTCCGAGAGAGCGGTCTGCACGTTCGGCTCGCCATCTGTCACCGGGCCTCCCACCGTGTAGGTTTCCGCCAGCTTGTAGGTGTAACCCTCCGACGCCACTGGGCGTGGCATGGTGACACCATTGTCCTCCAGCGCCAGCCGACCGGGGAGGCCGTAGCGGACCATCTTGAACGTGCCGTGATCGAAGCGCATCCGAGCACAGATGTCATCGATGGTCAACGGCCCCCGCTTCTGGATGATGGCGATGATCTCTGCCATGCGCTCGTACTGCACGCTGTCTCGCGGGTTGCCTCTCATGACGCACCATCCAGCAGCTGCATGATGGCCTTGTCCGAGACGCCACCGCTGACGATGTTGCGGCAGTTGGCCAGAGCGATCTCGATCTTGTCGAATGTCTCTTCGCAGACGCCGATGAAGTCGTCGCTCTTGGCATCCTCGCTCAGTGCTGCCCACTCGTTGGGGAACGTTGTCACCAACGAACGCAACGCGTCGCTGAGGCCCTTCACCTGTAGGAATGCCATCACGTCTGGTGTGAACGCCTTCGGCTTGTCCTCCACCGTGCGGCCCTTGCCCAGACCCTCTTCGCGGCGAGCACGGTTGCGCTCGACTTGACGGTTCCGCGATGCCGCTGCTGTTGCTTGTGACAACGCTGCAACGTCACCCTTCTCGACCAGTGCCTGTGCTGCGGCCTCGGCCACCTTGGGGCTGGACTTCACAGCGGCAGCGAGTGCCACTGCACCGTGCTTCTCCACGATCCGTTCGACCGTCTTGGCAGCGCCGTCTTCCGATGAGTAACCATCGGTACCTGTGCGTGTCGGAGGCCAGTCGAGATCAGGCAATGTAACCTTCCTGCCAGGCTCGGGCCGAGGGAAGAGGTCAAGCCAGGCTCGCGCATACATCGCCACGGTGGTATCGGAAGTCAATCCGATGATGCCGCGACGGGAGAAGGCGACAGCCGATTCCAAACTCCCGCTATTGGGAGTTTCCTTCCGACCACCATGTCCTCTCCCAATTTGTACGAATGCAGCAACGATGGCTGCTCTGTGCCACTCGGTGGCTGTGGCGATTTCGCCAAGCTCAGCGAGCTTCGTTTCCGCACCCTTGATGGAGCGCGGGATGGATACTGACGTCAATGTATTCTCCCTTGACAATTCCCTGCACCCGAATGGTGAGGGGTGGTGGAGTATAGCTATCGGGTTTCCACATCTTTGTCAACAGGTGTGGAAATTGTGCTTGAATGTGCCCATGAGTGATACACAGACCACCCCACGGAAGCGAACGGTCAAGAAGGCTGCGGCCCCGCCGAAGGAGCCAGGCAAGATCGAACCGAAGATTGTGAGAGGTCGATACACCGAGCCGGTGTATCGGTTCCGCTACCTGTTTGAGAACGGTGACGTCGTGGACGTCGAGGCAACGCGTGATGACTCCAACCTCCGTGACGCTCTGCTCAAGGAGCGCAAGATCCACAGCGACCGCATTGCCGGGTCCACTCGGATGGAGTTCCTGGGCTACTGCAACATGGAGTCATACGTCCAGTAGTGATACAGAGGTATCGGGAGAACACCCCACCTAGGCCCCACCCCCGACGGGGTGGGTGGCCCTCCTGATCAGGTGGTTTGACAGCCTCCCCCACTCTGCTACAGTCCACCCCACCAAGACGTCCGACTTGGTGGTGCCTAGACCAAAGCGTGGGACGGTTGCGGTCGGGGACGTGAAGACCCACCTTCGGGTGGGTCTTTGCGCGTCACCCGTTTGAGGCGTGCTACGGTGCCCGACACAAACCCACTGCAGGATGTCGGCCTAGACCTCGCCGTCAGACAGCGGAAGGCCCCGAGGTGCTAACTCGGAAACCTTCCTGACCAGTCATCCTGTGCGAACGAAGCCAGGGAGGTCCTGTGTCGAAAGATACCACGAAGCGGCTCGCAATGGAAGCCCTGCTGTCAACTCCCAAGCCGGAATCCATGGGCCGAGCGCTGTGGAAGAACGTACGTACGTACCTCATCGCCATCGTTCACCACTACCCGAGGGCCTACCCAGGACAGGAGCTACTGGCCACGGAGGTCGGCTGTGATGTTCGTTCGATACGTCGCTATCAGAGGGCCGCTGTAGCTGCCGGGTTGCTGGTAGTAGAGCCTGACGCAGGCCGAAGAGGCGACCACAACAACTGGTCCCGAACACACAAGTATCACATCGTCATACCCGCTAAATTGTCCGGTGCCGTACCGGACAATTTGTCCTGCAAAGACCCTTCGGGTCACTACGTGACCCTTCGGTTGAGAACTACGTTCTCTCAGTCTTCGACTTCAAGAACGAGTTCTGGTTCGGCCTGTGGCCTCACAAGTCTCCCGACTACCGTTGGCCGAGTGCCTTCCAAGAAAGCCCCACGGCAACGCCACCCCTCGGCCAAAGAAGCCATCGACGGAGCAGACTCAGGGCGGCGTCAGGAAGCGAGGCCCGAGCGCAAGCCGTCACGGCAGCAACTGATCGTTGAGTACTTCGATGCCGCCTGGCATGAGATGACTGCCAACCCCCGAGCACGCGACCTCCGTGAGATCCGTGCGCTGGAGAACTTGGTCCCGGCTCGCAAGTACGCAGCGCTCCACTTCGCCAACGCCGACGACAAGCAGGTCCGTGAGTGGATCGATCTCTTCGTGGCGCAGATCTTCCGTGGCGACCTGCGAGTCAAGGAGGGCCAGTCGGCCTGGCAGCTGTTCACCGGCACCTGGGGCAAGTATCACAACAACCCACTGTCGGATCGTGAGCAGGGCTACGCCGAGGCACGGAGAAGGGCAGCGCAGTGACTCCCATACTCGACCTCAACCCATCGAAGTTCTCCAACTGCACACCGGACATCCAAGCCACACTGCTGGAGTGGTGGGACGGCCCGAAGCATGGGCTGTGGGTGTGGGCACCACGCGGTGAAGGCTCGTCGTACGTCGGCAAGGTGGCGCTGCGCCGAGCACTGCGTGAGATACGAGAGTCGGAGCACGAAGAGCACTGGGACTATCACATGGCGCTGGGCCTGATGGATCTGGTCCGTGACTCATGGATCAACCGCTACCCCGATGGCGACTTGCCCGAAGAACTCACCTCGGCTGAGCGGTTGTCGTACGCATTCGATCTGAGCAAGGTGCTGATGATCGATGACTTCAACGACGACGCAGTCGATCCCAAGCTGTGGCGCAAGCACATCCAGCCTCGGGTCGAGATGAGTGTCAAGAGCGGGCGACAGGTGATCATCGCCACCAACCTGGCACCAGAGGACCGAGCACTGGAAGGACTGACCAGTGTCATCAGGTCGCTGTTCGTGGTGTGTGATGCAGGACGGTGACCTGGCCACCTGGACGCAGCCGCGCTACATCGTGGTGGTCGAGGGAGTGCTGTGCTCGGCCATGCCCATCGTTCGCCGCAAGAAGTTCTTCGTTGCCGAACGAGTAGCTGGGTATCACATCAACTGGCATGAGGTGCCGCTGAAGCGGTGCATCGACATGAAGAACCGCTACCCCGACAACGCCATGGAGTTGGTCACCTTCATCAGCGAAGAGTTCCTTGAGGACGCTGCAAACTTCCTCAACGAGGCCAGGGTGCCGTTCGATTCGATGAGCTACGTGCCGCTTGAACGGTTCCTGCAGACCCTCAGGTTCCAGAGCGATCTGCTGGCGATCTACGATAGTGACCCCGGTCGGCTTGACCGGTACGGACAGAAGGGTCACCAAGTGCAGCGAGGCCACGACTTCTGATGGACGTGCAGCTGGCGCTCCTGTCGAAGGTCGTGATCTACGCAGAGCTACGCCCGGTTGTCGATGCTCGTATCACACTGGACTTCTTCACCGACGATCACTACAAGCGGATCTACAGCTACATGTTGGAGCACTGGCGCACGTACAACGTGTGCCCCGATGCCGCCGTGATGAAGATGGCGTTCCCCAACGCCAAGTGGACCGACGACCCGCAGCCCATTGAGTTCTTCATCGACCAGCTGCGCAAGCGGCGCAAGCATTCGATCCTGCTGGAGGGGCTGAACGAGGCTGCAGGGTTCTTCCAGAGCACCGACCCCGATGCTGTGGACGGCATGGAGGATGCCATCGCCTCGGCCCTACTGCAGGCCCGGTTGGAGACATCACCGTCGCTCGACGTCGGCATGACCACCAGCCGCACGAAGATCAACGAACTGCTGGACATCAGAGGCGACGACCCCGGCTACCTGCGTGGTATCTCAACCGGCTTCGACGGCATCGACTACGTGACTGGTGGGTACCAGCCCGAGCAGTTCATTGTCATGCTCGGCACGCCGAAGAGCTTCAAGTCGGCCACGCTGCTGGCCAGTGCCATCGCTGTCCATGGCAGCGCCCACCTGCCGCTGTTCATCGGCTTTGAGATGAGCAACACCGAGCAGATGGACCGCACCATCTCGCTGATCTCCGGTGTCAGCCTGACGAAGATCATGACCGGTGCGCTGACGCTCAACGAGCGGCGCAAGATCGACGCAGCACTGGCGCTGTACGAGGGCATGAAGCCGTTCATCTTCTCGACCGACATCTCGGCAGGGATGACTGTCGGCGGCGTGCAGGCGAAGATTCAGGAGTACATGCCAGACGTCGTGTTCATCGACGGGGCGTACCACATGCAGTCGGAGATCCCGAACGCTGAGCCAGGCTCTGCGCAGGCGCTGACCAACATCAGCCGCTCGCTGAAGCGCTTGGCACAGAGCAGCAAGATCCCCATCGTGATCACGACACAGGCATCACTGCACCGTTCAAAGAGCGGTATCACACTGATGTCTGCGATGTACACCCAGGCGTGGGGCCAGGACGCAGACGTCCTGCTCGGCGTGGAGCGGATCGGTGAGCGCCAGGAGACGGAATCGACCACCGATCCGGTGCAGGTCAAGTTCAAGGTGGTCGAGTCACGTTCAGGACCACGGCGGGCCTCGGTGCTGGAGTGGGACTGGAGCAGAGGCAGGGTCAGAGAGATGACGGCGGCAGAACTATCACAACATCGTCCCGCTGGTTACACCAGCGATGACGGTACCGAGGATTGGAAGCAGAAATGAGTGTCGATGTCAGGGACATGCTTGAAGCAGCAGGCGTCCAAGCGTTACGCGTAACGTCGAAGGAAATTCATGGTCGGTGCCCGATGCACCGCAAGAGAACGGGTCGCGACGACCGCCACCCTTCCTGGTCGATCAACCGCAAGACGTATCTCCACAGCTGCTTCTCCTGCGGCTACAAGGGGACGCTGACCGATCTGCTCATCGACCTCACCGGCTCGGCACCTGCCGATCTGGAGATGAACCTCAACAAGGAGAGCTTCCTCAGGCGCGTCACCGAGGCCAGGGCAGCGCCGGAAGAGGTCATCACCCCCGAACTCACCGACTGGGTGCTTGACAACCGCACCGACCCGGTTCCTGAACGCATGCTCGGGCTGCGCTGGCTGAAGCGCCCCGCCATAGACCAGTATCAGGTGCGCTGGATGCGTGATACCAAGCAGTGGCTGCTCCCATTGCGGGGTATCGATGGAACATTGATCGGTGCCCAGTACCGCCAGAAGGGTTCCGTGTTCACCCTGCCGACCGGCATTGAGAAGTCGAAGACCTTCTTCGGTTACCACCAGGTGAAGCTGTACGACTCAGCCGTGCTGGTGGAGTCACCACTGGACGCTGTGCGCCTCGCTGGCCTCGGCATCCCAGCGTTCTCTCCACTTGGGGCCTGGGTGTCGCATGAGCAGGTGCAGATCATGTCGCGCCTGTTCTCCCACGTCTTCCTGGCGCTCGACAACGACAAGGCAGGCAAGTCAGCAGAGGCTGTTGTGATACCAATGCTGCACAAGGCTGGGTGCCCTGCAATCAAGTGGGACTACACCGGACTCAAGGACGATGAGGGCAAGCCAGCCAAGGACATCGGTGACGTGCCTGACGACGCAGCCCTGCTGGGTGCCTGGGACCGCACACGACGCTGGGGGTTGTGATACCATGGCACTATCAGGCGTAGGCAAGACCGGACGCAACCACCCAGGTACCAGTCATCTGGCTGCGGTATCTCCACTCAAGTCAACGCAACAGCAGCAGCTGTTGGATCTCGTTGAGCAGTCTGGTACCTATGGCATCACCTGCTACGAGGCGTGGCCACACATGGGTGGTATCTCACGCAATCAGATCGCCACTCGGATGATGGAGTTGCGTGAGGACAAGCTGGTCTATCGGCTGAAGGCTACGCGACCGACGACAGGGAAGAACCACGCACACATCCACGTCTCAGCTGCTGTGTGGCAGGCTCTGCAGCCAACCAGGCCGAGCAAGAGAGCGGTGCGGCCAGTGACGCCACAGAAGAAGAAGCGCTTTGGAACTCCGTCCCTACCAAGCTGAGGCCATCGATAGGATCTGCGAGCGCGGCAGCCTGTTGTTGGCGCTGACAATGGGTGCTGGTAAGACAGCAGCCGCTATCGCTGCAGTACGGAGACTGCGCCGTGAACGCCGCGTCGATCACGGCGCAGTCTTCGCCACTCGCTCCACGACATGGCAGTGGGTGCGAGAGATCAACCGCTGGGACCCGCACGCCAAGGTGCAGGTGATCGAAGGCGACCGGCGTCGTCGGTGGGCGATGCTCAAGCGCGCCGACCAGTACCACTACAACATCCTCAGCTACGGCTCGTTGCTCAACGACTGGGAGCAGCTGAAGGCCAACCTGCCCATCGACTTCGTGATTGCTGACGAGGTCACGATGATCAAGGGCTTCACGGCCAAGCGCTCTCGCAGGTTGAAGGCCCTCGCTCCATACGCCGGTATCAGGATCGGGTTGAGCGGCCAGCCGGTGGAGAACCGGCCCGAGGAACTGTTCAGCATCATGGAGTTCGTGGACAAGGACGTGCTCGGCGGCTTCCACAAGTTCGACCGGACGTTCATCGAACGTGACCACTGGGGCAAGCCGAAGAAGTACAAGAACCTCGGGATCATCAACGACCGGCTCGGTGAGGCGATGTACCGCAAGTCGAGGGAGGACATCGCTGAGTGGCTTCCCGACATGATCGAAGTGCCGATGCCCATCGTGCTCGACCCGACAGCGATGAACCTCCATGAGTACATCCGTCAGGACCTTGCCGTGGCCATCGACGTCGCCCTCTCCTTCGGTGCCACCGGCAGCTTCGATGTGATGTCGCACTACGGACGCACTCAGGACATGGACTCCAAAGGAGCGATGGGTCAGGTGATGGCGCGCATGCTGGCGATGCGGATGCTCTCCAGCCATCCACGGCTGCTGCGCCTGTCAGCCGACGCCTTCGATGACGAGCTATCGAAGTGGGGCAGTCAGTACGCCAGCGAACTCAAGAACGTGGGCCTGTTGGACGACCTCCCTCCGACCACGGCCAAGTTGGAGTCGCTTCTGGAGCACATCGATGAGATACTGGCGGAAGATCCACGACACAAGGTGGTGGTGTTCTCGTATTTCAAGCCAATGCTGCAGATGATCGGGGCCGAACTCGTCAAGATGAAGATCCCCTGGGTCAAGGTGACCGGTGATGTCCCGACGCGCACTCGCGACGACTACATCGTGCGCTTCAATACTGATCCTGCTTGCCGTGTGTTCCTGTCGTCGGATGCGGGGGCGTACGGCATCGACCTCAACCAGGGGAGCCACCTCATCTGTTACGACCTGCCTTGGTCCGCGGGTGCTCTCGCCCAGCGCGTCAGTCGAATCGATAGGACGTCGTCAGCGTTCGACAGCATCTTCATCGGCTACATGTTTGGAGAGGGCACGATTGAGGAGAGAATGTTCAACATGCTGATGCAGAAGCGGGCCATCTCCAAGGCGTTCATCGACGGCGACTTCGATCCACGCTCGGGCACGCTGAGTCTCAACCTGGAATCGCTGAAGGACTTCGTGACTGCGGCATAGTGCCTGCCAATGGTGATAGCAGCTACACTGTGCTGATGGCAACACGTAAGCGCACCGTCACGCGACGTTCCACCATCGACATCCAGCCAACCGTCAAGGACTACCTGCTGAACCGCTCCATGCGGGAGCGCAGCGCCTTCTTTGAAGACAAGCTGAAGAAGGAACTGATGACTGCCCTGGAAGAGGGCGGCGTCAAGGACGGCACGACCTGGAGCCTCCCCCTGGACGAGACGTTGACCTACGTCGAGTACAAGAGCGGCAAGCC